GAAAAAAAGAAGAAAATTTTAAAGAAAGCGAAGACTAAACTACAGAAAAAGATTTTTTAGGAGATAATAATGGGTAAACAAGTAAAGAAACATGGTTACAGTTGTAAATTAGTTAGGGTTGTCGATGGGGACACCTGTGATGCTATGATTGATTTAGGATTTGATGTGTGGGTAAAAAACAGAATTAGATTTTATGGAGTGGATACTTGGGAAAGTAGAACAAGAGACTTGGAAGAAAAGGCTAAAGGACTAGAGGCAAAAGCTTACGTAAAAGACTTATTGGAAAATTCAGACGAGGGTAAGTTCAGCATCATATCACACGGTAGAGGAAAGTATGGTCGAGTTCTCGGTGAGATATTCGTTAAGGGTCATGAAAAATCAGTTAATGAATTACTCAAAGAAAACGGTCATGCCTATGAATACCATGGCGAGAAGAAAAAAGTATTTGGGAGTTAAATAATGAGTGAAAGAGAAGAATCTGTCTTGCGGAATCAGACAATTCTCTTGTTGATGAGAAACTATTCAAAACCACATATCATCAAAAGAGTCGTAAAAAGATTTCTGAAATGTATTAGAACTTAATGGCAAAACAAAAATATAATTTCGTCCTAAAAAAACCATCAAAAGGAAAAAAAACCAGACAAGGTTTTGGAAGAGGGACTAAATACAGCACTCGTGTCGGTTCTAAAAGATTTAAGAAAAAAAGAAGGGGTCAAGGAAATTGAAAAAAAAAGTTTTAGATAAAGGTTTTATTGAGGTTGTCGATACATTAGGCAACGACCTAACTGTTGTGAACTCAGCTCGTGTTTCATTTGGTAAACGTAAGGAAACTTGGACTAAATCAGATGAAAGACTAGTTAGATACTTATCAAAATATAAACATTATTCACCGTTTAGACATCTTCAAGTCCAATTTCACGTTAAAGCGCCAGAGTTTGTTATGCGTCAATGGTATAAACACGTGGTGGGCATCGAAACCACATCTAACAGTTCAACAAAAGATCATGCTTGGAATGAAATAAGTGGGAGATATGTTGAGGTTGAAGATTTTTATACACCTGAAGTTTGGAGAAAACAATCTGAAGACAATAAACAAGCCAGTGAGGGTGTGTTAGAGGATTTACAGCAGTTTAGGATGAATGATACATACGAACAATTTATGAGAAGTGTTCGTATGACTTATGACCGAATGATAAAAGCCGGGATTGCTAAAGAGCAGGCAAGAATTATTTTACCTTTAAATCAATACACAGAGGTTTATTGGACAGCTTCATTTCAAGCTATTATGAATTTCATCGAACTTAGAAATGAACCCACCTCTCAGTGGGAAATACAACAATATGCCAAGGTTATGCTTAATCTTATGGAAAAAACATTTCCAAAAATAACAGAGATATGGAGCGAAACTCATGGCTGGAACTAAACAGATTGGTGCTATACCAAAAATAGTAAATAACTTTAAACCTAAAACTAGTAATCAAAACACTTTTTATAATATAATTGGCGATATGAACACACAACTTATATTGTGTCATGGAATAGCTGGGACGGGCAAAACTTACGTATCTATTTACAAAGCCTTACAAGATGTTTTAAGGAAGGGGACGCCCTTTAATAAACTTATTATAATCAATCCAACAGTAGATGTTGGTAATGAGGATAAGTTAGGTTATCTGCCCGGAGAGTTACAACAAAAGATACAACAGTATAACGAATCAACATTCACTATATTAAATAAAATTATTGGTAAGTCAAGAGCTAATAAAATGATATCTGATGGTAAGGTAGAGATAGGTGTTCTAAATTTCTTACGAGGAACTAACCTAGAAGATTGTTATGTCATTCTAGATGAGGCTCAGAATGTCTCACCGATGCAAATTAAAACTTTGATGACGAGGATATCTGATGGTTGTAAAATGATTATACAAGGTGATATGTCACAATGTGATAAGTTTAAAGCTAACGGCATAACGGCTTATGAGAAGAGTGGATTCTATGATGCTTGGTTTAGATTAAAAGGAATCAAAGGTGTGAACCACATGGCATTTAATCGAGAGGATTGTGTTAGACATCCTTTGGTGAAAAGAATACTAAAAACATACGAAGACGAACACGAAATAAAGCTTGACATTTAAGTATATTTGTATTAACTTATTAGAAATAATAAGGATAAAATATGACTAAAAAAGAATGGTTATTACAAAAGGTCATGTGTGATGAATGGGGTAGACCACCAAGTCTGGCAGATGTGCCACTTACCGTAATGACGAGAAAAGAAGCACTACTTAAACAAGGTGGTAACGAAAAATCAATCAATCAACTTTGGGAGAAAACAAAGAATGCCGAAGAAGAACAGTAAAAGTCAATGGAAGGACTACAAGACTTTCACCTTAAAAGATGGGACTAAGTTTTTGGCTCGTGATGAACATGATGCTAAGTTGTATCGTCTTAAGGTAGGTGATGAGTAAATACTACTACGAAAAAAGTGGAATATTAGAATCTAAAATCAATATAACTTACCATGAGTTATTTTTGAAAACTGATGAAGAGCTTGACGAGTGGATAGAGGAAGCTCGTCAGTTCATTATTGAAGATTGGGATGAACGCGGTATACCACCTATGGTGGGTCAAGATATTGATACCATTATCAAATCCTTCAAGAAACTCAGAGAGTATGATATTCACGGTTTTATAGAAAAAGCTGATGATGGTCAGAGAAACGTAATCAAGAATTTTAATAAGTTTGCGAATGGTGTGAATCAGTTTTTTCCAACTATGCTCAAAACTCGTATCGGAGATATGGGAGACGGGCTAAATTCTATTTATGACAGAATCAAAGAAGATGTTAATAAGCCATTATTTTATAAGGCAATGAAACGAGGTCTTCGTAGAGATTCTATGTATACTTTCAGTAAGTCTATATCACAAGATAGAAAAGAAAACGAAAAGAACAAGTTACCTTATTGGAACGGAGAAAGTGCTGTAAAGTGGTTACAATATTATCACGATAATAAGTTAAAGTTTAAAAATCATAGATTATGGATTGCTAAGTCACATCAAGAAAAGTATTTGAAAAGTTATGTGACTATTACTGCTGATGAAATCAAACAGGCATATAAAGACGGATTAATAACTGAAGAGATGGTTACAAATTTATGGTGTCCTACACTTAAGTCTAAATTGTCAGTTGATGATGTTACTGATACTGTAATGACCAAGAGTGGTAAATCTAAAACAAATGTTTTCATGATTAGATATTACGACTTAAAAACAAGATTGTTTCCAAAGGCATTTCAAATATTTAGGTTGAGTTTGAACTCACAACCAGCAGTTAACTTTCCACCACTTACTGCCAGATTGTTATATGAAAAATTTACCGACCACATTGAACAAGACGAACCATTAAATATCTATGACCCATCAAGTGGTTGGGGTGGTAGAATACTTGGAGCTATGGCATCAAAGAAGAGAATACATTATGTCGGAACAGACCCGAACACAGACAATTGGATAGACGAAATAGATAAGTCAAGATACGAGTATGTCGCGGACTTTTTTAATAAACATGGATTAGAAACAAATCCGTTTTGGGAAGAACCAAAAAATACATACCACTTTTTCTGTTTAGGTTCTGAACATGTTGGTGACCATCCTGACTTTCAACAATACAAAGGTAAGTTGGATATGGTATTTACCTCACCACCCTACTTTGATAGAGAACAATATTCAGACGATGATGAACAATCATTTAAGGCTTATCCTATGTATTCAGATTGGAGAGATAATTTTTTGGAACCAACCTTGACTAATGCTTATCAAAGTTTGAAGAGTGATAGATATATACTGTGGAATATTGCGGATATAAAGCTAAGTGGTGATAATTTTCATCCTTTGGAACAGGACTCTATAGACATCATAAAGAATTTAGGTGGTGAGTATAAAGGTAAATTAAAAATGCTGATGGCGTCTATGATTGGTGTTGACCAAAGTAATGTTAAAAATAAAGTAGATGTTGATGGTAACACGATGAAATTTGAACCAATTTTCATATTTAGGAAACCATGATGAATCACGCCACCTTAGATAATTTAGATGAAATTATGGATGTTTTCAAACAATATGGAGACATTTTTCCTCACATCCGAAAAGATAAAATAGAAACTATGATAGAGTTTCATAATGTAATTTGGGAGAATGAAGTTCTAATTACATATAATCACTATAAGAGAAAACAAGCCGTTGCGATGATGATGGAGAATGATAAAGTAATAAGTGCTTTTCAAGCACAAAAAGGTGATTGTATCTTACATCAGATTGCTGCTAAAAATCAAGGAGATGGTAGTGGTAGGAAAGTGTTTGAAAAATTCATTGATTACAATAAGGGTAGGGATATCGTGTTATCCGTTAGAAGTGAAAATACTAGAGCAATAGATTTTTATAAAAAATACGGATTTCTGAAAGTTAGTGATATTGAATGGGGTAAAACAAAACAAGTCAAGGGAGAGGTTTATTTATTAGAACAAAAACCACTCTTCAGATATAAGGAGAATCAGTTTGTCTAAAGTCGGAGTTATAAAAGAGTTGAATATTCAACCGGCGCTATTTAATTTTGGTGGGGTATTAGATTATTTAGATAATAGTAAGTTTAGTAAGGTTAAGACAAAGTATAGTAAAGGTGATGATTGGACAGCAGTTTCATTGAGAGGATATGGAGAGTCACCTTTAGATATATTAAAACCTAATGTGTTAAAAAGTGGGGTCAACGAACAATCTAAATTACAAGACACAACGTTAATGAGTGAGATGGGTTTCAGTGTAATCAAAGAGGTTTTGAATTTTATTCCTTCGGAATTCGAGAGGGTTAGATTGATGAAAATCAAGGCTAACTCTTCAATTGGTAAACATACGGATAAAATTGATAAAGACTTTGGTTTAGAAGAGGGTAAAATAATTAGAATTCATGTCCCAATTAGAACAAATGACAAAGTAGAATTTTGTTTATGGGATGATGGAGAAAAAACAATAAACTATCTCAAAGAGGGACATTATTATTATGTCGACGTTAGAGCACCCCATGCGGTTACTAACAATAGTGATGTTGATAGAATACATTTAGTCGTTGATACCTATCTAAACAGCGATATATTAGGACTTTTAGGTATTAAAACATTTTGGTAAACAATAAGAGGTTATAATGAAGGAATTAACACCAGAACAAATTGAACATAATTGGAATAAACTAAGAACAATCATAAATGATACTTTTGCTGGAGAGCGACTTGAAGGTTTAAATAAAATGTATGATTATTTCGAGGAGAGGATGGCTTTGGCGCCAGCTAGTGGGAAAGAACATTTTCATAATGCCCATCCCGGTGGTTATGTCGAACATATTTTACACATTGTTGATTTTGCCGAACAACTCTATGATTTGTGGGGAAGAAATGGGGCGACAATAGATGATTTTGATAAAGAGGAATTGGTGTTTGCCGCACTCCATCATGATTTAGGTAAGGTTGGTAATTTATCTGAAGATAACTATATTCATAATGATTCAGATTGGCATAGGAAAAATCAAGGTATGATTTACAAACATAATCCCAAAATTGAGTATATGACTATCACTGATAGAGCCATTTGGTTGTTACAACACTTTGGTGTTCAAATGACGGAAAACGAATTTTTAGGACTACGTTTGGCTGATGGATTGTATGAAGAAGCAAATAAAACTTATTACATGAATTGGAGCAAAGATAATCAACTAAGAACTAACATTGCTTATATTTTACATCAAGCTGATATGATGGCAAGTAAAATAGAATATGATGAATGGGTTAGGGGTGACCATGATGTCAAGGTTGAGGAAAAGGAAAAAGATATAAAAAAGAAAACTGAACAGTCCACTGCTGCAAATCAAGCATTTAAGGAATTATTTGGAGATTGATGCTTGACAAATACATAAAAAATTCGTATATTATATGAATAGGTTATATTATTAAGGATATATAACTTTAATTAAACTAGGAGAATAGTAAAATGCTTAATAGACAAGCAATGGTCATGATGAATGACCAAAAAAAGTTCCCTACACTAACACCACCTAAGATAAAGGGATGTCGTTACTTGGGAAGAATGGTAATCCATGAAAGTGATATTTATGATGGATATTTAGATAACGGAAATCAACCTAGAGTAAATGAAGATGCTGGTGCCAGACAAAATGCCTTTCATCTTTCTTTTCAAAAAGGTATTGATTTCAATAAACTACCACCTATTGTTCAAAAACGAAAAGATGGGAAATTTAACAGAATAGCTGGATACGGAAGGGATTCAGGTCTTCAAAAGTTAGATGGGTATGAGGGTTGGTATGTTTATGATGTTTTTGAATTGGATACACCTAAAGCTGTTGCTTCTTTAAGACTTTGGTCAAATCATTGGACACCTGAAGAATCAAACAGTGACAATGACATTGTTAAAACTTCAGTTGATTTGATTAACGCCAAAGGTTTAAAGAAAGACGAGAGCGAAATTCGTAAATTTATCAGT